CGAACCCCGCCATCGATAGGTCCGCGTCGATGTCCAACCCTGCGACCGGAACTGCGACGCCTTTGCCGGACGTATGATCATGTGCGTCGATGAGCGCGAACGCGGCGTTTATACGATCGTCCCAAACCCCGGAGTCGCCCCCGAGAGTCGGCGTTACCATCCCCATGTTGGGTAGCGTGGGCATTAGGACCTCTCTTGCTTCTTGCGCGCGTGATAGTCACGGCCGCACTGACGACAGTTGCGCGAAGTGCTGCCGGGTTTGTACCGTGTGTTCCCGGGTGTGTATTCGTGACCGTTTGGACAGCGTGCCCGTTCGGTCAAATATTTACCAGGCGTCCCTCGACGCAGATTCTCTGCGATTGACACGGGCTCTAGATGGACCGGGTTGCAGCACGCTTCGTTACGACATAGATGATCGAGATGACTGCCGTTCAAATCCCCGATCTCGAGCGAGTACATGACCCGGTGGACGAGAGCTGTGTGGCCGTCTCGCAACCGAATCACGCCGTAGCCTTGTCTATTCTTAGCGCCTGTCCACACAAGACAGCCAAAATCGTAGCGTAAACGCGAACACAGTTTCTCGATGTCGACGTTCACCGCCTCGATGTTCTTAGGCGTCCACGTGCCGCTATCGCCGCCTTGCGTCGGCGTCACGAGTCCTATGTTCGGCAGTGTCGGCATGATGTCTCCTTAGCTCGTGCTATCTACGATGAGGCCGAGTGTAGCAAGTTTCGTGAGCAGATCGGCCAACGCCGCGTTTCCGCCGCGCGAGCCGGTGACGGTTTGCTGGGCGGCGCCCGCGGTGGTGTAGAAGCCGACGGTGTCTGAAGACTCGTTCCCGATGCGAGAGTTACCTTGGATTTCAACGTCCCGGATGAACACCGACGATCCGCTCGCCAGGTTGAATATGTTGTCACCGGCGTCCGTCTGGATCGCGCGGTTGATGTCGCCACTCACTGCGTTAAAGTACCCGGCGATATTTATGGCGAGGTTGGCGCCGGCCGATTTTGTGGCGCCGGACTGGAAGAATCCGCCGTACGACGTCCGGTTACCCGCGGTGCAATCCAGCGAGCCGCCGGCCAGCAACTGAACCGCGCGTGTGTCGGTCGCGATGCCTGACGGTGCGCTATTGAACTGATACGAGATTGGCTCCGAAGACGGTACGTTGTTCGCGTTGATAGACCCTTTAATTGTGTGCGCGTCGGCGGAGGTGCTATCCCCTAGCAGAACGTTGCCGTCGAGGCGGGTGATACCCGTCGCCACCCATAGCCCGTAATTGACATCCGCACCCGACGCCTCGGCGTAGAGTGCGATGTTGTTCAGGCTGTTGCCGCCGGCCGAGCGAGTGGCACTGACAACACTCTGTATGCCGATCGGAAAGAGCTGTCCGGCCGTGGTGTCGTAAGTACCGGAGTACGCCACGTCCACGCCGTGATTGTTGCCTGTCTGTCCGGCGAACGAGTTAACGAAGCTCATACCGTTGGTGTTGCCAGTCGGCCCGTTGACGGTGAGTGCCCCGTTGATCGTGTGGGTGTCTGTAATGGCGTCGCCCAGCGTAGTGGTGCCCGTAACGTCTAGGCTGCTGTTAATCGTAACGGCTCCGTCAAGGCGGGTAAGTCCCGCCCCGACCCACAGACCGTAATTTACCTGAGCGCCCGACGCTTCAGAGTACAGCCCGATATTAGTTAGACTGTTGCCGCCGGCCGAACGAGTAGAACTGGTGATCGCCTCAACGGCAATGACGAAGAGGCCCCCGGCGGTCGTATCGTACGATCCCGTAATTCGGGAATTAATATTGTGGCTGTTGTCAATCTGACCCGTTGCCGTATCGTTAATCGATAGCGCAACGCCGCCGCCGCCCGCGGGCGGTGTGATGGTAACCGTATTGAACCCCGAAGGCGCGCCCGCAAAGTGCGCAGTATGACCCGCCGCGATCGTGACTGTCGATCCGTCGTCGGTAATAGCGGAGTCCGCCAGATTTCCGCCGCTACCCTTCGGAATCGTATCCGCGGTGATCGCGCCCGCCAGGACCGCAACCCCGTTCTCGGTAATCGCCCCGGTAACACTCAGGGTACCCGCGACAACCGTGTTGCCCGTCGAGGCCGCGACGGTGAACTTGTTGGTGTTAACCGCGAAGTTGCCGGTCGCGTCGAGCGTGCTGGTGAACGTCGCCGCGCCGTCGCACGAGAACGTCCCGCCGGTCTGATTCAGCAGCACGTTGCCGGCGTCGGTGCGCAGCGCCACGTTGACCTGTGCCCCCGACGCGGATCCATAGACGGCCACGTTCGTGAGCGCGTTGGCCCCGGCGGAGCGCGTGGAACTGGACACGGCGCGCAGGCTGTACTGCGACTGAACGGCACCGGTCGTGTTGTACGTACCGTTGTTCGCCGCAACAACCGCGGACGTCGCGTTGGTTGTGCCGCCCGACGGTGTCTGAGTCGCGCCGAGACAGCTGCGCGTGCCCAGGGTGTTCGTGCCGATCCGCGTGCCGTTGAACGTGTGCAGATCAACTGAAGTGCTATCCCCGGCGGTGAGATTGCCATTGCACGTCAGCGCCTGGGCGAATGTTGCGTTGCCGTTGTGATCGATCGTCAGGCGAACCGCGCGCCCGCCAGCGCCCGCGGCGTTAGTCGTGGTGAGGAACTCCAGCTTCCCGCCGAAGTTGGAGGCCGACGACCAGTTCTCCGTGGCCGTAGCGTTAATTTGACAGCTGGCGAAGAAGTGATTGGCCGCCGCGCCCGTGGAGCCGGTAAAAGCTATCCCTCCGAGCTGGTTTGTGCTCACCAACGCCGCCGTGGACGCCGGGGTTCCCCGCCCCGAGTACAAAGCCAATACCGACGTGACGCCCGTTCCGTACGACGAGACGGTGAAACCGCCGTTCGAGCCAGTTTTCGTCATCTCCACGTCGCCGACACCCGTGAAGGTTTTCGTGTTGGCGAACGTGTCCTCACCGAAGATGACGCTGCCGGCGTTTATCGCCACGCGCGACGCGCCCGCCGCGTGGAGCTGCATACCGCGCGCGGCACTGGTGTTGTCGTACAGGATCGCGCCGTCGGTGGCGCTCGTGGGGTTACCGAACAGGACGCCCTTTTCGGCCCCTGTAGGGCCGCTAATCGTGACGTGCGAGTGATCGTTACGGTCTACTATCAGCCCTGCGGTCGACGGAGGAGCGGCGGCGCCGGACGGGCCGTCCTCAATGTGAAGGCTAGCGGCGGGTGTAGCGGTGCCGACACCGAGGCGGTTATCCGTATTGTTCCAGAACAGGTTCGCGTTGTCTTGAGAGACAAGCCCGGCCGTGCCGGCGAACAGTACGGAGCCCGCCGTCATCGTGCTGAGCGTCGCTGCACCCGTGACGGTTAGCGCATTGTTGATCGTGACCAGAGATCCCGTGTCCGAGATCGTGGTGTCAGCGAGCGTTGAGCTGCTGAACTTCACGAGTCGATCGTCAGTGCCGACGAAGACCACGCCAGCCATCGGGATCCCGGTGAAGTTGGCCGGCACGACGTCGATGACGATGTTTCCGGTCGCGGATGAGACGCTGACCATCGTGCTGCCCGCGGCTACCGAATCTACGAGGCCAGCGCCGACGATCGTCTTCCACACCCCGTCGGCTGCTAGAAAGTCGGTGGCGCTGCCGCCAGACGCCGGCACGTAGCCCGGCTCGGTCGCCGTGAATTGCTCGAGGTGTCGACGCGCCTGCAAATCACGAACAGCTTGATCAACGACGTCGAGTGCGCGCTGCGTGTGCGCGTCTGCCACCTTGGGCGTCTGCGCCTGCACGAGCGGTCGACGCGCCGATGTGTGCCGCCCGGCCATTTAATCGAGTATTCCGTCAGTGTAGGGGTCGAGATCGCTGTACTCGCGGAGCGTGAGGTACTCGGGCTCCTGTTGCCGGCGTTGGTTGGTGCTTGCGCGAAGCGCGACCTCAGCGAGCTCGAGTTTCTTCAGGCGATCCCCAAGCGGCATTCGCTCACGTGAGTCGAGCTCGAGGAGCACCTTCTCGATGACGTAGTTTTCCCACCCGTCGTACCACTCGCGGCCTTCGCTCTCGGTGAGCTGCGGCGGCTTCGGCGTGTAGATCACCTTCAGCGTGTAGGCCGCATCCGAAGGACGGTTAAGCTCGACGCCGCGTGAGCTCAGACGATAAGCGAGCGGCTTACCGTTGCCGCTGCCCCAGCGATTGCGTGCGTCGAGGCCGACCTGAGCCATCGGCATATACTCGCCGCCGTCGAGGCGATCGACGCCTTTGATAACCTTAGCGTCGGCTGGAAGCGCGACGTATGCGACGCCGACGGTCGTGGTCACCGAACCTTCAGTGTCCCACCATCCCTGATGTGCCTCGTCAACGATACGCCAGAAGTCGCCGAACGCAGTCTGGATCTCGGTGTTGAGATAGTCGTTCGTGAAACGTCGGGTGTTGGTGTAATCCCCGCGGGTACGAATCGTCGACCTTAGCTGTGCTCTAGACAGACTAGACATCAGACGCCTCCTCGATCAGTTTACGAGCTTCATCGGGCGTGACGGCCATCGCCAGGGCGGAGAACAGGGACTCGGGGGTTAGCTCGAACGGGAACCCGACATGAAACACGTCTAAGCGAGCGCGATTCCCGTGCGGGTCTAGGACTCGAGTTTTGAGATCTCCGATAGTAACGAGCTCAAGCGCTTCATGGTGAAGAAAGCAGCCCCACGCGGCGGCAAGCCACTGACGGGCTAGTGTCACGCCCGGGAAGTAGGTAAGCTTCACGTTCACGATATTGAACGGCGTGATGATCTCATCGCTATCGGAGCTCGGATTAGCATCTACGCTGAAAGTCAGGCATGGCGTTCGCTCGTCGGTCAGGTGCATGCGTAGTTTGACGCTGCGATTCGGATGTCGAACAATGACGTGTTCCAGCGCATCGGCCCATTGCCGAGTCACTAGCGCAGATCGTCCGTCAACATCTAACATTTGGTAGCGGACCCGGGAATTCGATTTTGACCACGGGCTTTAGTTCGCAGCCTGTGGCAGTTGGCACACACGATATCGCATTTGGTTGCTTCGTCGAGGATCAGGGCCTTCACTTTCATTCGGCCGCCGGAGCGGCTTCCGATGGCGTTAGATATATTCATCAGCTTGATCGTCCCGGGCCTGTGATCGAAATCCATGCACACTGCCTCGTAGCGTAGTCCGCAGTCCATACACGGCACGTCTTTCAATTCTCCGATGAAGGTCCTCAGTTCCTCGCGGAATCGCTTATTACAGGCCTTAACACGTGCTAGCTGTTTTTCGCGGTTCGCTGGATTTGACATCCAACGCTTGGCATTAGCGGCCTGTTTTACTTTGTCTTTATACACGGTCGCGGAGGCAAGAATCGAACTTGCGATCTCTAGCTTATGAAGCTGGTGAGCTACCACTGCTCTACTCCGCAAAAACGACCCGAAGAGCGGTATCGGCGCTGCCTACGCCGCCCTCCGGGTACTTCACATTAGCCTCCGAGCGTGTTGCCGCTCTGGTTGAGCACCATCCAGGCAGCGCCGTTCCACTCGAGGTAGGCGTGGTCGCCGACGACGGTGGCCGATGCCACGGTGTCGAACGGCGTGATCGTGGTGTACGCGGTGTCGATACCGCCGTTAAACACTCCGGTGATCGTACCCGCACCTGCGAGACCGACGACCTTGGTGATCAGAAGAACCCGCTCGCCCCGCACGGTGCCGTTCGGCAGGGTCGAACCGACCGCGCCGGTAGACGACAGGTTATATCGTGACCACAGCTTGTTGGTGATCGCCGTGGTGCCGACCGTGACGTCACCGTCGCCTGCGCGCACGATGCGAACGCAGCGCCACTTCAGCGCTGGTGTGGCTTCGAGCTCGATCTCCTGTCCAACGACGTCAAAGAAAAACGTCGCCGGGCAGACGAAGCCTGTGGTGTCGTCCGGGCTCGTGATCGTCAGCGTTGCGGCCGGCGAAGAAGCCGCCAGCACGCTACGGATGATCTTGCGCTGTCCGGTGCGCGTAGGCGCTGCGAGCGTGTACGCGTCGGTACCCGTGACCGCGAATTCGGTGATGAGCTTATCGAGGCTGCACGCCCCATCCGCCGAGAGAGCGTCCACGGCTTCGTGAGCGTTCAGATCGGCGAGCAGTGCGTCGATAGCGTCCTGGCGAAAGTTCGCAATCTTGCGAACCATGTCTTCAGTAAGTTGACCCATGATGGCGGGTTCCTTTCTTAGTTATGTCCGCTGTTGCGGACGAGCAGGTTGATGTAACAGGTGTCGGTAGTAGCGAGAACGGTGCCCGTTGCGCCGACCTCGAATTGAATGGTCGCGGTACCCGCGGCCACGTCGATCGCCTCGAAACGCGCCGTCAGCCCGTCCGTGTCGCCGACGATGGCGATACCCACGACGCTTTTCAGCTGAGGATATAAGTGTCGAAACGTGATCGCGTACTGACCGGTCGCGTCGTCGTACTCCGCCGACACGATGTCATCGGTCCCGGTGACCACGAGATCGTCCGTGCCGCCTGCGCCGACGAGTTTCCCCGTGACGAGGTGGCAGTCGCTCTTTACGGTATCGAGCGAGTATGTGGTTCGATTTGCCATGGTTATCTCCCTTCAGATCGGCTCAGCGCCTTACGACGCCGCGTTGATCTTGGCGACGCCGTTCCAGCCGGGTGCCGAGCAGCCAAGGTTCATGTACGAGCCGAGGCGAGCCTCAGCCGAGTCCGCATCCTCGGACATCTTCATCTTCGAGCCGGTGTACTGCTCACCGAGCCAGTTGATGAGGTTACCCGTGTGCCAGAGCGTCCACGTGTCGAGCTGCAGCGCGTAGAGCCGGTTGCCCGGGCAGTTACGGTCGCTGTAGATCTTCACCGAGCGGCCGGCCACGATGGCGCGGTAGCCCGAGAAGCCCACGATCACGTCGCCACTGTCGCCAACCACCTTCGTGTTGAGCTCGGCGACAATGCGCATCTTCGAGTTGCTGAGCAGCTCGAGGTCGGACATCGACTCCGGGTTAGCGATGATGTGGCTGGTCTTGGCGCCGTACTTGCCGAGCTTGCCGGCCAGCTTGATGATGACTTCATCGAGGCCGCCCATCCCTGTGCCGTCCATGTAGACGCCGCCGAGGTAGACGGGTGCAGGCGAGCGCACCACTGAGTTGAACGACGCATCGAGCTTGGTCGAGCGATCATCGACCGGCAGCCAGTCTTCGAGGCCGGCGAGGCACGCGTTGAAATCGCCCTCCTGGAAGATGTAATCGGTCGTGCCAACGCCGCTGACTGCGGTCACGAGATCGCCGTCGATCTCGACGGTCGCGTTCTCGTGATCGACTTCGGTCACCGTCACAACGTCGCCGCTGTCGCGGAGCGAGCCGGTACCGTCGGCCGCTGCAAACTGCAGGCGGTCGCCAATGTGGAAGTTGAACACGCTCGCCTTGTCGGCGAGAACAAGCGAGGTCGTGGTCGTCGAGACGATGGCAAGCTTTCCTGCCGAGCCGCCCTGCGTGCGATACAGGCGACGGCCGACCTTCTCGCCGAGGCCCTTCAGGCCGCGATCGAACTCGTCGAGCGCCTTGCGGAACGACTCGCGCTGCGAGCCGGTCGTAAACATGAGCTCGTGATCGACTTCGACCTTCTGGTACTGGCGCTTGCGCGGGATGAGGAAGTCCTCGTACTTCGAGGCGGTGCCATTCGTCATAGCCTCCGCGAAGCCTGCGGACCCGCCGCCCGGGTGACCGAACTCGATCGGCTGCACGTAGCGCCGACCGCCGGCCATCTGGCCGCGCTCTTTCTTGATGAAGGCGAAGAACGGGTTTTCACCGTACGACTGCTCTTTCATCTTGTCGTCGGTGTAGTAGTCCTTGAGAAGTGCGTCCTGATTGGACAGCGAGTGTGAAGTAGCCACGGTATCCTCTGCTTTCCTTTTGCAGAGGCACCACGTGACGGTTGTCTAGCGCGCTACGACTTGAAGTGCTTGTGGAACAGGTAGTCCTTCCATCCTGCTTCGGATGGGAAGTCCTTCCGTGTCTTCTCGCCAGTCGTTTTGCCTTTGACTACTGTCGCCTTCGGTAGTTTTGCCGGAGCTCTGCTCGCGGCTGCGTTCGTGATGGTGCGCGCCCCTGGGCTTTGGCGCGGCTCTTTGCTCGCTTCGACTGCAGCCTTCGGTTCGGCCGAAGGTGTGATGCCTGATTTCTTTTGCTGGGCGCGCATCGCTTCGATTTTCTTGGCGACGGCGTCGTAATGTTTCTCGATCTTCGGAGCAACGGCTCGAATCAGATCAACATCCTGCTTGTCCTTGGGATCCAGAGTCCCGGTCATGATCTCTTGCCGAATTGCTCGGGCGATAACTTCGCTTGGCGTGTAGCCGTCGAAGTCTTGCGCGAGCGTCATCAGCATCGGGTACTCGTCCGCTAGGGACGTTCCGCTCTGGGTCTTCGTGCTCAGCAGGTTGTCAACGAACTTCGTCGCTTCTCCGTATTGCACGTCGGCGGCAGTATTGTCGTCGGCGGGCTTCTTGTCAGCGTCGACCTTTTCGCGTTTGTCTCTCGCCAGGAGTAACCTGGTGCGCGCGTTGTCTCGTAAGGTCCGCTGATTGTCATCCAAAGGTACGCCAAGCTCGCGCGAAGTCAAGTCGGCGTAAAGACCGGCGAGCTCTGCGTCGACCTCTTTCGAGTCCGGCGCGGCGCCAGTGACGATACCGAGGAACTTGCGTAGCGCCGGCACCGAGCCCTCTTCGATGTACGCGGCTTCGGCCGCAACAAGAGCGGTTTCTCGTTCGGTACGTACGGTCTTGGGTGTTTTACGGGCTACTTCGAGCTCGCTGAGCAGTTCCTGGTTGCGCTTCGTCAGCGTCTCGTTCGCCGCGCGGGTTTCGGCGACCGGGTCGGGCGTGCCTTCTTTGTCGTCGCCCTCTTCCTTGCCGCCGCCCTCTTCGTCGCCGTCGCCTTCAGCAGCTTCCCCACTAGCGGGTTCGTCCGCGCCAGCGGCAGCCACATCGCTCGCCTCGTCGGCGGCGGCTTCTTCGTCTTCGTCGGCGTCGCCTTCCTCGTGCGGATCAGGTGTACGAGCATCTTGTCCTTCCTTCTCGAACTTGGCGAGCAGGTCCTCTACAACCTTCGGGTACGCGCGGCCGCGTCGGTCGCCCTCGTGCGTCTCGTCCTCGATGCCGCTATGGCTGACCTTGGCCGGGCCTCCGGCCATGCTGACGGTCTCCTCTTCGACGGGGCGGCGCGACAGGCCGCCGCGCGCGTTGGTTCGGTTGTTCGTGACTTCATCTACTGTCTCAGACATTGACTTCCTCTCCTCACATCATCGGTACAGGTGCGGCCGGAGCGCCGATCATCGTCGGCGCCGGCACGGGTCCTACAGGCATAGCGGGAACGCCGCCGGGCAGCGGACCTTCTGCCGGCATCATCTCCGGCGCGATCGGCCCGTCGGGTGCGAGACCGCCCGCGGGTTGCGCCGTCTTCATCTTGATTAGCTCTCTAACGAGCGCCTCGTACTGGTAGTAACGATCCTGAACCTCAAGCGGGGCTTTCTCTTCCTGCACCCGATTGTAGTACGCCACGACGAGCTTGAGCTCGATGTCGAGATCGTTCATGTGTTCAGGGATAGGCATAGGCAGATCGGGGTCGGCGAGTTCGTCCATCTTGCGCATTGCGTTCTTGAACGCGGCGAGCAGAATACCGTTGGCCTGCACGAGATCCGGCTCTTCGAACAGTGTCGGTACAAGCCATTGCTCGATAACGCCCGCCTTAGCGAGCTGCTCGACTACGGCGAGGCGGCCGGCGCGCGTATCGGGCAAGAAGTTGACCGCCTCGATCTTCAGGCTGTAATGGCCCTCCTCAAGCACTACCTTGTCGTACTCAAGCCGCTCGATCGCATCGCGGTTCTTCCACGACACTGATACGTATTTCGGCTTTGTGCCTTCGGCGGTCTTGCGACGGCGCGCCACGCGCGCAGCGGCGTCAATGTAGCGCTGTGCCGAGTCGAGCCTAAACCTCGCGTAGTTGCGCTGAGGCATGCGAAAGCGGTCACTGTCGATATCGTACTGTGTATCGAGCGCGATTCCCGATGCGCCTGCCCCGAGCGCTGATTTTGAAGTCGCTGCAGCCTGTGAAACGCCAGTCAAATCAAACATTTGACGGATGAAGAACTCGAGAGCGTTGAGCTGCGCCTGGTTGAACGGTAAAGGCGCGTTCCACGTGGGTGGCTGCGCGCCTTTGAATTTAAGCTTGAATGGCTGCCAGCCTGTCAGAAGCTCCGTCGGGATGTCGTTCTGTTCATTCACCGCGAAGAAGCCGCGCCCGGTCGCCGCGAGGTTAAGCTGCAGGTCACGAACGATGCAGTTCACGCGGTGCTGCAGTGACGCGAGCTGATCAATGAAGCCCCAGCCCATGAGGCCGCTGCGGGGCTTGAACAGGCGCAGGTGCGACCACGGGAACCTCGGCTCGTACCAGCACTCGAACACAAGCGTAGCTGTACTGATGACAAGCGCGTGGCGTCCCTCGTCGCTGCCCGCCGTAGCCGGTAGATCCCAGCCCTCGTAGACGTCAGTGTAGTCTTCGAGATTCGACAGCATGTCGAAATCGTCATCTTTGCGGCGCGCGCTCGCGGCGGCGCGGCGGATTGCTTCCTTATGTTTCGGGTAGAGCTCGGCGAGCACGTCTTTGGCGACGCGGCGCACACGCACGGCCTGTTTAGGCTTGCCGTAACGACACTCGCGCTTGTCGTACAGTATCTCATTGACCGGTACGCGATCGGCAAATACGCCGTCGTCACCGTCGATCAAAGTGTAGCCATTGCCAAGCACCGCACCGTCGAGCAGTGCTTCGCAGCTGAGGTCGTCGAACTCGGTCGCTAGCATCTCACCGCGCACAAATTGCTTGTATTTCTGACCCCTTCGCTTCAACTGCCAGTCGCCGTCAGTCGTGTCGAAGCTCGGCATCGGCCGGTCCTTCGAGAGCCGACTCACGAACGTGTCGATGATCGCCTTCGACGCGTTGAGTTTTGCGATACCGATACCCGCGGCCTCTAGCGACACGATCGCGGCGCGATTGTTGAGCAGCTCGTGCCCTTCATAGATGCGCTCGCGCGCGCGATTCTTATTGTGGTCCGCGTCCGCCATCCGTTGCAGCAAATCAGCGTAATCACACAGCTTTTCGTGGCGATCCGTAGCGTCTACGGGCGCACGAGACCACGCACGATCCGATTTTTGATCGTCCGTGTAGGGCGTGCTGGTGTCGTAGATGATCTCGGTCGTACCGTCGGGTTGGACTTTACGGCGTCGCGCCACGATGGCTCCTTACAGCGGGAACAGGGGTTGCATCGAGAGCATGACGCAAAGCGTGACTTTCCGCCATCCCCGTGATCACGCGGGGTCCGCCCCGTTCAGAATGACGTCCATGTCAGACCCGGGGGCGATGTCTTGCTGCTCGCCTTTCATAGCCCGGCTGGCCTGGAGTTGCTGACGCATGTCGACTACCTCGACAGTCGTATCGCCTACCTGCACGCGTGGTCCGATCCTGAAGCCGCGTTTGCGGCCGTACTCGAGCAGCCACACGATGGCCATCACTGGGGAATCGGGTGACGGCGGCGGTATGACGTTCCCGTCGTCGTCTATTACCTCGTCTCGCTTGCGTGCCATTAGAACACTTCCTCCCCTAGGCTCTCGAGGTAATCCTCGTCACCATCGGCTAGCCTGGCGGCGCGGCGCGTCTCGCGCTCATCGAGCCGCTTTTCGATCCGCGCTTCTTCTTCGATGAGCGCGGCCCTCGTGCCCTTGTCGGCCGCCTCTTGCGGCGCTTTCGACAGGTAATGTGATAGTGATGCATACGCGTAGCGAGCAGCGTCGCAACAGTGGTCGCCGTGGATGATACCGTCGCCCGCCCGCCGGTGTTTCGCGACGTCGCGTGTCTTGCCGGGTTTTATCGGTAGATACACGAGGTGCTTCATCTCGTCGTGTAGCGGGGACTCTCGCCGCAGGTGAATGCGCCCGCGTCGAATATCGTCGGCGAGGAACTCTTCGAGCGTGTTCTTGCCCTTCTTATTCGCTTCGTCAATCGGTAGCTGCATGCGTGTACGCCACACCTCGAAATCGTCCTGCTTGCCTGCGGGGTCGCCGACAAACACGACGACGCTATCGAGCTCGGACCACACCTTTAACAAATAGCGACCCTGATCGTCGGTGTGTACCTTCGTGGCCTTCCAGCTGAACAGCTCGTACACGTCTTGCGTATCGTTCGCGAACGCCCACACGACGATCGCCATCGGGTCGGGGCTGTAGCCGAAGTCGACCCCGATCGCAAACATCCACTGACGTCGCTGGTTAAACCTCTTCCGCTTCGGCAGGTCGCTGATTGCTTTATCGACATCGAACCACATTGCCGGGGCGCCGGTAACCGGATTGATATGGTCTGCGTAGTTGCTTATGACGACGGGCTCCTTGCCCTTTTCTACCTTGTCGGATGTGCGCGGGCGCTCCGTCGCATAAAGCAGATCGTTCGGGTTGCATGAGTGCACCGGATACACGAAGCGTGCGTCTTGCTGACACCATTTACCGAGGAACTCGCGGATGAAGTCGGGCTCATCACCCTTCCATCCTTTCTCTTTGAGCGCGGCGCCGGCCGTACGGTCCCATCGCACGTTGCGGGCCGCCTCTTCGGCGTCGAAGTATGTTGTGAAGGGGCCGGTCCGCTCTTTGAGATTATCCTCAACGTGATAGACCATAGGGCCGCCCGTACTGTCCGTGATCACGCAGCCGAAGAACGGGTTCTCGACTTGGGTTAGCGTATGCACTTCCCACTCGGGTGTGCGCTCGGCCTCTTCCTCGCGCGTGATTTCGTAGAACATGCCGGCGCAGTCCTGACCCGGCGTGCCTGTGAGCCACACTTCACAATCAAAGTCCTGCTGCGCGAGGATGACTTTGTTGTAGAACTCGTCGAGAAAGCGGATGTCCTGCGCCTCGTCGATCCAGTACAAATGCTTCGCGAGGCCACGCTGCTTGCGCAGCGCGCGCAAATCGTCGTAGCCGAACAGCTTCACCTGCGAGCCATTGTTAAAGTCGAGTTGCATGACCTGATCGCGCACCTCGATTCGCACGCCGCCGAGCATGATCACTTCGAGTGACGGATCTTCAAGCGGGCTACCGAGCTCGCGTAAGATGTCGACGAAGCCTGACTTCGTGTCCGACATCCACGCACGATCTCGTGCCTCCTGTTTCGTCGAGTGCACGACGACAGCACGATAGTTCGGCTGCTCTAAGCAGCGCGCGAGGCACTCTCGCACGCCCCCGGTTGTCGCCCCGGCGCGGCGAGTTTTCTTGGTCGCCTTGCGCCGCTTCTTACTTCGAAAGAAGGCGCCTTGACCTGGGTAGTAGAACGCACGCAGCAGCGCGGCCGTCGCGACTGCAGCGTTACGCTGCGAGTCCGCGACAACCGGCCGACGCCGAGCCAGCTCGGCCAAAATCTGTTTGGCGGCGACGTCCCTCACTCACTCAGTCACCGATCTGATGCTGATCAAGGAGCGGGCGGGGTTCTTCGATCGGCTGGGGCGGCGGGCCGAACGGGGGCGATTCCCACTTACCGCCCTTGAACAGCGCGTCGAGCTCGTCGGTCAAGCCCTGCCACTCGAAGTATACGTCAGCGCGCGGCACCTCGAACACGAAGACTGGGCCGTTAGGGTCGCGCACCCTGATGCTCTGGTCGCGCACCCATCCGGGCGGGCTGACGAAGAACACTTGCTGTCCGCGAAGCGATATGCGCCAGCCCTTGAGCGCTTCGCCGGGCCTCGAGGTATCGATCGTGGTCAGGTCGTTCGCTCGCACGCCGGGCATGCGCGGCGTCGCTTTGAACGTGATAGTCAACAGCTTCACTTGAGCCATTCCTTTAGCGGGACGTATGTTGCGTTCACGCCGCGCGCCCGCAGCGACGCGACGAGAGTTTCATCGAGCGATCGAAACGGGCGGGCGTCGCGCTTGAGCCGGCGTCCGCGGAGAGTGTAGATGAAGCGCTCGCCAAGCTCAGCGGCATCTAGGAGAGCGGTCATGATGCCTCTGCGCCGCGTGCGGCTGCCGTCGAGCGCATGCTTGACGTGCACCCAATGCACCGTGTGCACCCGATTGCCGGGCGCGACCGCGATCCAACCGAGCAGCTTCTCGGGCGTGTAGGCGCCGAGCAAACGTGTTGCCGGGTCGTTGAGGATCGTCTCTAGCGCGTAGCCGACCGTGTCTTTGTAATACGTCCACGGCATACGATCGTGCCCGGGCGACTTCTTATGCCCCTCGCGCCACGAGAACAGCGCATATCCGATATCTTCTTTTTTGAGCGACCGGATATTCACTTCTTGACCTTCGCGCGTGCTTCACACATTCGCTGCCACTCTTCCTCTGACATCTCCTGCGCGCTACGAATGATCTCTTCGCGAAATTGCGCGCTCAGCTGCTCCTCGCTCAAACCGCCGAGGTCTTTTTTGTTTGCCTCGAGGCCGCGGATCATCGCGTTGCCGGCATGCTGCAGCGTCTGCGTGATCGAGGAGAAGTCGCGCCGATCGTCCTCGGTGGGGCTCCACTCCGAGGAGGCCTCGCGCTTCATTTTGATGCGGTTATCTAGGCTCTTGCCTAAGGCATCTGCGCGTGCAATCTGCGCGCGTGCAGCGCGCGAAAGCGCTGCTAACTCGTTCTTCGGCCGCCTACCCATAATGGCTAAACACTTGCACACTCGATGACGCAATGCAATATTGGGTGCAAATGAGCAAGAAAAAGCGCCCCCGAGGCCCCATCCCCGCAGCACAGCCGCCGCGCCTGCCCGTCCTACACGGGATGTGTTTCACCACGTTCATCGAGGAAGCGACGTCACTCGGTAACGAGGTCACCGCGCGGCGCGAGTTCTGCGCCGACGTGGTCGAGTACCTAACGCAGAAGGGCCTACTCCACGAGTGGGGCGAGTGGCGCAACGCGAAGCGCGCGCCCGCGTCCTAATAGCGTGTGCCGCGCTCGATCTCTTTTAGCGCCTGCACGCCAGCCACGATATCCTTGCGCTCGGCGGCGGACTTGCCGCTGAAGTATCCCTGAGGGAACTTGTCGGTCGGGTAGCCGTCGGCGTCGCGGTTCTCCTGCATCGCCTTGAGGTGCTCTGCATACCGGCGTTGGATCACGTCGACTGCGAAAACGTCGTGCATTTCTTGTTTCCCGAGCGACACATCAGAAGGGCGGCGATCGAGAGTACGTACGCCCGGCTGCGGCAGATAGCCGAGGTTCTTGCCGCGTCTATCGATCGCCTCGCCGCGCTCGTTCGTAGCGAACGGCTGCCCGGCGGCGGGTGCTGGGACAAAGCCTTTCTTCGCAGTGTCCGCGTAGATCGGTACGCCGCTCTCCGTCGTACCGATGATCTCGCCGGGCGCGACCCGCAAGAACCCCGCCTTGCCCTTCTTCTTTTTTACAGTGGGCGTCGGCGCGGGTGTAGGTGAAGGCGCGTTCGGGATGAGGGTCAAGGCCTTGGCCGTCTTCTCCTGTTGCATCTGCTTAGCGATAGCCAGGTCGCGCGCCACGTCCTCGGGTGCGCGTTTCGGCTTATTACGCATCGCCATGGCTGCCTTATCGGCTGCAGTCATCGGCGCCGGGTCGCTAACGGCTAAGTATCCTCGAGCGGGGCCCAGATCGGTCTTGATCTCTTTGACCTTCCGCGCGATCTGAGGGGCCAAGATGTGGGCTAACGGCATGCCCTTAGGCTAGCGCCATGTACCCTGTATACGCAAGCGCGCCGAGGGCCGCCCAGATGGCAACGATTTCAACATACCAGGACCGTGCCGGACTGACTTCGCGGATGAGCCCCATATCAGTACGGACACCGCGCGCGCCGCGCGGTTGCACGTTTTTGGTGTCGCGCGGTTTCACTTAAATTCCCACGCATCGTCTACCAGCACTAGACGATATGTCTTACCACCACACTGGACGCGCGCGTGGATCTGTCGCTCGTTCTCCACGATCACTTCGACAAGACACGGCTCGTCTTTCGCGGCTCCGCCGCGTGCGGTATGGAACTCCATCAGCCTATCCAGCGCGTTGGCAAGCGCCCGCAAGTGTGACGAGGCGATGCACCCCGTCGGAAGTAATACTGACGGGCCCAGGTCGCGCGTTGCCGGGTCCCGAAGCGGGGATGTCACTTGCGCGCCCTCGCGGTCTGCTTAGCGTGCATGATGCGTGTCATCACCTCTTCGCTGGGGATAAACCACAAAGCGCGGCCCGTGCCTTCCGGCGCGACATCGACCACGCGCCGGCCCTCGCGCTGCAGGGCCGTGATCGCGCCCTTGATGCGGTTCTCACCCGCCTCGGTCGCCTCGACGATGTCTCGGTAGAACCACGGGCGCTCCACAAGCATACGCTCAATCACGTCCATCAGGTCGCGCGTGGTGCCCTCATTACCCGTCCAGTACGGACTGCGCGACGGCTTCACGATGAGGTGCGGGCGGCCCGGCGTCGTCTTCGCTGTCTCGCGCTTGATGCGCTGAGTGCCGCGCGCGAGCTGGACCTTCTTCTCGAGATCCTTCGCTTGCTTCTCGAGCTCCTCCGTTTGAAGACGAAACTGGCGAACCTGCTCGACGAGATCTTTTTGACCGTTTTTCATTTTCGATTTTCCTGTTTGGTGTGCTGCCATCATACTGCACGCCGCGTTCCGCGCGCGCGTCTGAGGCTAACAAATACTTGCACCGATCGGAGTGCGGTAAACGCGCACAACGTGCGCGAATGTCTATGTAAATTGCGCGCACTTCCATCGCGCAACGCGCTGCGCCACGATTGATGAATGCCAAACCCGATCCTCATCGTGTTCTTCAGCATAGCAGCGTTCGCGCTCGCGGCGAGCTCGGACTGGTTTGAAACGCGCTACGTGAGAGCTGTGCGGCGCTGGGAAGACGGTGACGACACCGCGCGCGAGACCGCGGCGCGGTCAAGCGTCGCGATGTGGCTCGTCGGCACCGTCGCGCTCGTTACGGTTATCGAGATAGGGTGGTTTGTCCTACCGTTCGAGGCGCTAGGGCTGTACGTCGGTACGAAGTACGCGATGCGACGCAAACGTAATCTTCCCGAGCGGTAAGAACTACCGCACGGAGAGCTAAAACTTCCCGATCGGTATTACACGCGCATCCAGGCTTCGGTGATCGTGTGGTCGAAACGGTCGTCAAGCTTATCAACGCCGCGTTTGAGTGCCGCCTCCGCGGCCTTGCGTGACGGATACAATCTATGCGGGTACGCGCTCCACGTCTTACCGATCGGCGGCGGCCCGCGCCACGTGCGCTTGATGTAGTAGCCAAGCAGCACGCGTGTATCGTCGCGGGTCATGACGCTCCTTCGTAGCACATCCTACGGATCTGCTTCTCGTTGAAATTACGCCCGGTCCTCGGGTTGGTGTAGCTCCTCGCGATGGTGCGAAAGCTCCATCCATCGGCGCGGCGTTTACGGGCTGCTACGCGCAGCTCCTGCTCACGCAGGTGTTCTACGAGCACCCCGTCCTCGCCGACTGCCCATCCAAACGGCGGGTGACCGCCGGTGTATTCTCCGCGCTCCTTCATGCGGGTCATCACGGTGCGCGTGCGCTCGATCGTTGCCTCGCGCTCCCATTCGCTGACCGACATCAGGACGTTCAGGATCAAGCGCCCCGTAGGGGTTGCGGTGTCGATCTGCTCGTTGACTGACATAAGCCGCGCCTGACCGCCCCGGAAGAACCGGTGGACGAGCTCGGCGAAATCACGCACCGAGCGCGTTAGGCGATCGAGCCGCGTCACGATAATCCCGTCTACCTGGCCGAACTCGACTCGGGCAAGGGCGCGCTGCAGGCCCGGCCGCTCAAGCGTCGCGGCGCTGAGCCCGGCGTCGATCTCGAACGCCACGATCGCCAGGTCGTAGGTTATCGCGTAGGCCTCGAGCTTCGCGCGCTGGGCCTCGAGCGAGTGACCGGCGTCGGCTTGCTGATCCGTGCTGACCCGGATATAACCCACGACCTTCAGCTCAGCGCTCTTATTCTTCTTCATGAATCACCCTCCCTACGATGACACCGGGCAGTCGAGGTAGGGTCCCGAAGTTTGCGCTCTCGATCCCGATTTTGAAAGCGGCCGGCTAGCGAAAAGGGTAATGATTTCGAATTTCTGGAATTTTTAGAAAAATTATTGAAGGGATTCCATGTCTGGATCGTAAACGGGCGCGTGTTCGGAGCGTCTGACGAGGGATCGCATAGTTAGCCGAGGCGTGTGTTTTAGAAAATGTAATAATTCTAAACATTTAGCTATTTTCACACTCAAGCGATCAGATGTATCGGTAAGGTGCCGCCGAGGACGGCACCCCCCTATCGGACCGGGCATAGGGGTCGGAAAACGCGAACAGTCTCGCCTACTTACATCGTAGGGGCGGCTGGCCGCTCGAGCTCTGGGGGCTGTAGCCCCCAAGCTAAGTACCTGATGACGCGCGACCGCCCGGGCGCACTGTCCTCAGACCAGGTCGAGCCCCAGCTCCTACGCCCGCGGAGCCGCGTGACCATTATGTGACCATATGTGACCATACGTACCGCTAGTGTGCGGCTAGCGGCTGGACACTACCGCTAGTGGTTCGGATGTGGGGGCTGTAGCCCCCAACACGTCGCGTGTGTAGACATGAAACGGTGTAGGTACCTGATATGTCTTATGTCTGCTTGGGCGCATGTTAGAACGTATGCTAGAGCACATGCCAAAGCGCCGGAAAGGCGCTCGCAACCTTCACCACGCGTGAAAAGTGTAAGCGCGCATTTATTAGCGCTGGATCTGTAAGCGCGCATTTATTAGCTCGGTAATGCAGCACACACTACACACTGAACACGTAAGCGCGCACACATTGAACGATCGTTCGCACGATCTACTCACACCGTGCCCGGCCAGGCACAGTGCCAGGCACGCTGGGGACGATCCCTGTGTTCCGTCCTGATCTATTCGTTTCCGTGCCTACAACCCCTTTAGGGGTAGGCACGGCACGAAGGACGTAACAGATCGTGCTAACGATCGTTCAGAACGGATCCAGGAATAGAACGATCGGCCAACGATCGTTCAGAACAGACCCGGAATAGAACGATCGCTTCGGATCGTTCGTCGTGTATGTACACAATCAACTACAGCCAAGGTGACTGGTCTGGTCACGTAACCGAAGAAGACCCTGATGACGCGCTATCCGCGGCCAAAGAGCTCGCGAGGGCCCTAGCCACTCTAAGCGAGGCCTACCCAAAGCCTGTGAGAGCCCGCAGCGTGCCCGCTACGCGCGGCAAACAGTCGGGCCTCAACGGGGCCGGCCTAGCCTGCCTCGCGTACTGTGAGGCTAACCCGCGCTGCACGCACGATGACTACACCGCGGCTGGCCACACGCTCCGCACGGTGAAATGGCTTCGCACGCATGGCTACTTGCAGTCCGTTGACGGAGCCTGGACCGTTAACCGTGATGGAGGCCTCACAAACGACGAAAGCGCCCACTAGGGGCGCCCGCTTCAGAACCTGTATCCTAGCTTACTGTGTTTGCTCCTCCGCACACCGCTTGAGATCCGCGAGCGCCTCTTCGTCGGTCGCGAAGAAATTCGGGACACGACCCGTCGAGGCGCGGTAGATCTTGATCCCGGCGAAGTGCGATCCGTGCTTGGCCTCGAGGGCCTTGCCGGCCTCACCCGCAAGCGTGATCGCCCAGCCCGCGCGGCAGTGTGCGGTCTCGCAGGTGTACCACGCGTTCATTTTTAGGCGGCCAGTCGTCACAGCCTCGAGGATCTTCGCGTCGAGATTCTCGATCACAGGCACGTCGGGATTGCGCTCACGAAAGCGGGCGATTCGTGTCGCGAGATCTTCTGGGCTGAAATCGCGCTCGGCCGGATCCGCCTGGCCGGGCACACCATACGCGCCCCCGAGATCCGCGCCCCCGAGATTCGCGTTCACGAGATTCGCGGCCTCGAGATACGCGCCCCCGAGATTCGCGCCCCCGAGATTCGCGCCCCTGAGATACGCGCCCTCGAGATTAGCGTCCTCGAGATTCGCGCCCCCGAGATTCGCGCCCCTGAGATACGCGCCCTCGAGATTCGCGCCCCCGAGATTCGCGCCCCCGAGATACGCGCCCCCGAGATTCGCGTCCTCGAGATTCGCGCCCGACTCAACGGCGCGCACCGCTGTAGTGCGGATCGAATATAGATCGTCATTGGCGACCTCGGTCGTGTAGAGCACTGCGTTCGTGTAACGGTGTTTGATTTCGATCTTCACAGGCCACCCCCGGGCCAGAAGTACACGACCCGCGCCACGACCGATACGAAACCGAAGGTGGCAAAAGCGTACACTGCAGAGCGCCAAACGATCTCAGTGACTGTGTTTTTGTTGCTTGTCATGATCGGTAGACTCCGTTCCTTAGGTTTGGTTTCTCTCTCTGTATCACTCATGACTATCCTCTTCTTCGGCGGGCACCCATTCGTCGCGACGTGCGTCAAGCAGCTCTCGTACGTCCGCGATCATTGCATAGTAACAGCGTTCTTCGGGGGTACCGCCGGAGTGGCCGAACTGATCGTCTATTGCGCCTTCGTTATCCGAGGCTACTAACGCACACTTGGCTTTAAACGTGTAGATCACGAACGCGTGTCCGTCGAGTGTCTGGTGTAGCCAATCGTGTAGCCAATCCTCGCCGTCATTACCGCGTTTGATCTCCTCGATCGCGGCATCGGCAAGCGAGCGGATTTCGCTGTAGTACCAGCGACGGAGATCCGATACGATTTGATCTAGGTTTGGCGTATCAGTCATGTTATTTGTCCTCGCTCTCGGACGACTCGGTGACTGTGTTTTTGTTGCTTGTCATGATCGGTAGACTCCGTTCCTTAGGTTTGGTTTCTCTGGTTTGGGTTACGTGCGGGGTAGTCACCTGGTCTCGCTTTCCCGGAGGGCTTTGGCTTTCGCGCTAAAGACACCTAGGAGTATGAGTATGACTACGATCACGATTAGCCACGCGCCTCCGCTGCCTTCTGTGCTCTCTAGTGTATCAGTCATGTTATTTGTCCTCGCTCTCGGACGACCAGACTATGTCGCCGCGAGCGTCCTCGACCGTGGTTCCGTACGCAGGCTGATACTCCTTGTCGTGGGCTTTGGCTCTCTCGATTACCTCTTCGAGCGTGAGATCGGCAAAGGTCCTGGTCTTTTTGACCGACGTCATCGTGTATGGTCCGTTCATGTCTAGCATGTTTACTTGTCCTCGGTTTGAATGGTTGCGTCGGTCGCAATTGCGGTCACATAAACCTCGCCGGCGCAATGTCACCTGAGAAACTGCAAGCCCTAAAAACGTTTCTCCTATCTTCGGGTTCTGAAACCGCCAGCACCGAACAGGCTACGGACGCCGAGTTTACGGAAGTAGCCAGCGAAGCCAGCGACGAAGACCCCGACCCTACCCAAGATTAACCAGGGTCACGCTATGGCGTCCATCCTAACTCACCCACCGACGGCACGTATCTAACCTCGGGCTCGATCCATCTGCTACGCACGATTTTGGTAGCGGCTTTAGGACCGTGACCTCGCGTTTGACGGAGCTCCAATAGCACAGCAGGTGCGGCTCGAAGCTCGCGCGAAGCGGTGTACGTAGTAGTTTCGACGAATGGCACGGGTAGCAGCGCGCGAGCATGGTCTAGCGCATGGTCGCGGTCACTTCCGAGATTGAAAAGTCCAGACGTGCGCTCGCAGGAGTAATGGTTTTCTTTTGACTGAGAATAGATTGAAGCGATCCATGTGTAGCGTGGTCGGGTCATTTGGCGGAACCTTCCTTAGAATCGAGAAAAGTATCACGGTCCATCGGCTCGTTACCGCTGTGCTCACACGCGGACTTGTGCGCCCAATAGGCGAGATCATCAGCGTCCGGGGTCCAATACTCCGACTCATCTACCTCATAGCCAGCGGCTTGCAGGTCCTTAACTAGGTCGGGATAGTCCATTAGGGACGCATAACCGATGTCCATATCGCCCGGGGTTTCCCAGCATGACGATTGCCCCGGTACACTGATCGATTGATCGTGCTTGCAGGCTTCCTGATTGTCACAGTAAACCGTGACAGAACCGTCATCGTCATCGGACTGGGATAGACGGATTTCCATCGGAGGATACTCCGGGGCATCGTAACCCCAGCGTTCTAACAACTCCGTAAGAGTCAAACGCAGCGGATACTCGTCGAAATTAGCCCAGCCGTGGTAACTAGCAGCGTCGTGCAACGCGCTCGCGCGCGATTCCACGCTCGTCAATTCGCCAGCGGAATAGACGGCGACCGCTTGACCCGTAAAGGTCGCGATATCTTGCCAGTCGATCCAGTCGTACCACGATAGGAATGACTCGCCGGAGTCGTGCAGGTCCGCTTGATAGACTTCCATGCGAACCTTGTCAGTCTGCCAGCGATTGGTGAGATCCAAATCCCAAGCTTTGGGATGGGTCTCATCTAGACCGTCGACCCATTCCAGCATGGGGGAGTCATAAGTTTTGAAGATGATACCCCCACCGTATTCGATAGGGTTCACGTCGCCAATTTGGCCGATCTTTAGGGAGCTCATGGCTTCACCAGTTCACCCGTTACAACGGAGTAGATAGGGTAAGGCACAGGGTTTTCCTCGTCGTACCACTCTGCCCCGAGACAGTACGCACGCTCGCCGTCATCACAAGGTGACGCTAGAGAGCAAGCACCCGGAGCACATGGCGAGCAGAATGCCGCGCGCGTGAAGTATGGAGACTTCGTCACCCACACATCGCCTGAGCTATCAAGAAACCCCTCGACGTCAGGATCGAGAATCACCGTGCGCGACGCCTCATCAGCGTATTGATCCCCGTCGCGGACCGTCTCGCCGCATGCGGGGCACTCGCACGGGGTGTCTAGGTCCTCGGGCCAGTCCTCGCCGCACGTTGGACAAGCGGCATCGTACTCGCCCTCGAAGGATTCGTGCGCCCAATCGCCAAGGCATTGAGAGGGCACGATCCCGTAGCGGATCCCGGTCGATAGATCGCGATTGCACGTACCGTTGCGGCCGCTGTAATCGATTCCTTTTGTCCTTGTCATCGTCATGAATCCTTTCTCTCGGAGCCACCTGAAGGTTGAGATCATGTTCGGGGTCATGCGTCACGCCCGTTTCGCACCCACAAAAAAATCATAATAGGCAAACCGAGCGGCGTGGCTACTACTAGTAGGACCACAACCCAAATCGGAAGCCTTGTTATAACGTCCTCGATCGCTTGCATCATGCCTCTTAGTAACCTCGGATCGCCGATCGTTGGGTTACGTGCAGGGTACGTGCGGGGTAGCGAGCTTTATCGATATCTCGATACCGGTATCGAGATATCGATAAAGCTCGCCTAAGGCAGCCCCCGCGAATCGTGGATCTTAAACCCGCACGGTCGAGAGCTCTTTCGTTGACGCACCGCGTCGGCGCCGGAGCTCAGGAAGGGGCGTACAAATCAGGTTGGATTTTGAGCCGCGCAAATCAGGTTGGATTTTTGGAACAATCCGACCGTCCGCGGCGTCATCCAGTAACGATGAAGATCACCAAAAAGCTGCTCAGGAAATGGAACGCGTGTTGGACCGACGCGCAGATCGCCGATAAATTCGGTGGGCGACGCAGTATCTCACTGCGCGCGGTCGCGAGCCACGAGAGCGTCTCGCTAAGCGATCGTTTACGGGTGCTCTGTAAGGCACTCGGACACCTAGACGAGAGCGCCAACCGCGGGTTCGCGGTCGAGTGTGCACTAAGTGTCGCACACCTCGCTCCCGACGAGGACGAGCACCGCGGCCTTTGCGCCTGGATTCTGGAGATCGAGGATCTGCCTTCTGATCAGCGAGGCGCCGCGAGCGCCGCCGCGAGCGCCGCCGCGCGGAGCGCCGCGGGCAGCGCCGCGAGCGCCGCGCGGAGCGCCGCGCGGAGCGCCGCGAGCAACGCCGCGAGCGCCGCCGCGTTCGCCGCGTGGAGCG